CGGAGACATAGATTTCTTCCTATCTTCCATATCTATGTCTCCGAACTGTGCCTCTATCATATTCTTAGCACCCTCACAAAACTCTACAATGTCTTTAATCTGTATTTCTTCCTTATTAAGGACAGCTTGCCATTGTTCAAACTGTTGTCTTTCTTCCTTATCAAGCTCTGTTACGTCTTTAATTCCTCTCTTCTTGAAGATTTTTGATAGTATATTGTTCATATTAACCTACGTTTAATGTTAATAAAGTTGGTACTGGTGTAGTGCTACCTCCTGCCGCTGGAACTAGAGGATAAGCTAAACCGTCTCCGTCATTGTATAATTGACCTATTTCTTCATCAGTTAAAGCACTATCCCATATTCCCACTTCATCTATAAGTCCATCCATAGTTGGTGCTGAAACAGTTGCATCAGCACCTATAACAAAATCATCTGAGTTGTCAGATGCACCTACCTTTGTCCCTGTCTGTGGTGTTTGTTCTACTCCGTCAAACCATACGGAGAACTCCTTTGAACTTAGTGTGTAACGACATACAATATGAAACCAAGTGCCGTTAGTAAAGTCTTTGGTAAAACTCTTTGTCTCATTACCACCATTATTGATTGCAAAACGAAGACCTAAAGTATCATGATATGTTATTGCATACCCTTCATTACCTGATTGTGGAGACTTCTGAAGGAACATTATTTGATTCCCTCCTGGTGGTTGTGACTCCATTTTAACCCACATTGATACAGTCATATCTGAACCAGCTATGTCTAGTCCTGTTTGGGCGGCATCAGTAATAGTGAGACGTTCATCATTAGCTTCTTCAAAATCCGCCGCATTATCAATAATTCCAGTACCAAAAAGAACTGTATTCGCATCTTGAAGAGTATTACCATTAGCAGTACTGTCTGCACGTGTACCACTCTCTTCATCTAAGTCCCAGTATCCTTGTAAATTATCTGTTAGTGCCATAATTATATTTTAATTACTTCTTGCCAATCCTTTGTACGACCTATTCCATGACCTGTTTGTTTTACATAATCTTTTCCTAACTCTGTTTTTCTTTCTACCACTGTAAAACCAATTTCATCAGTACCTTCATGTGTATGAATTTCAATATCTGGTGGTATATCTGTATAATCTACATCTTTGTATTCTTCCGCATCATTTCTACTTTTAGGTTTTTTGCCGCCTTTAAGAACTTGGAAGTATTTACCTCGCTTTTTTCTATACTCTTCTTGTTTTGTTAGGATTTTTTGAAAGTCCATTATACTTCTTTAGTGAATAATGCCGTTATATCTACTGTTGTACCTGTAATATCTCCCATATCTACAGTCCAGTTATTACCTGTATCTGCTTGTGGGTATGGTATCGGTGGAGCTATACCAGCGGTACTGTTTGCAGGTATCTCTAGACTCATAGAAACATTACCTGCTGTAACAGCTCTAATATCTACTAAGACAGCTGCATCTGATTGATTAGCTCCCATTACCCATACAAGGTCGTGGAACTCTCCTGCTGAAGCTGCTAATAGTGTAGCTTCCGTACCAGTAGCTAGTGATACATAAGCTGTAGCTCTTAAATCTCTTACATTATAAGGTAACACTACTTGTCTTCCTCTTGTATCAAATGTTGCTGATACTCTATCACCGTTTCCTACTGCTGAAGCATTAGCTGTCCTTGCTACACCTCCTACCTTGATTGGATTAGAGTCACCATCTGCTTCATCTGCTGCTTTGTCTCCTATAATTGCTGTAGTTGAAGCTATAATATTTGTTACTTCTACAGAGTAAATAGCCCCTGATACTTGTTTTACATCTAGTGTAGAAGCCCTTAACTCGGTGTCTGTTAATCCTACTGTGCTGAGAACATTTACACTTGATGATGCCCCACTTACTTGTTTGACATCCAATGTTGAAGCTCTAAGCTCTGTATCAGTTAATCCTACTGTACTTACTACATTAACACTTGCTGTTGCACCAGATACTTGTGATACAGGTACTGATGTAGCTCTAAGTTCTGCGTCTGTAAGTCCTGAACCTCCTGTTTCTACTGATACTCTTACTCTGTTATCTGCATTAAATACTCCTGTTGCTGAAGTAGAACCAAAAGCATCTACTACATTTACAGAAGATATCGCATTTGTTGCTTGTACTATTCTTAGTGTTTCACCACCTATTTCCCCACTTCCTGTATCTGCTGAAAGTGTAGCTGAAAGTGTACCTGTAATTGGTACTGGACTTCCACTGTCATTTATAATCTTAACAGTTCCTCTACTTCCACCTCCGCCACCTCCACCTGAAATAGCTGTGATGTTTTCTAATAAATTAACTATTGCACCATTCTCATCCCTTAACTGAACTGGTAAAGGATTTTGTAAATCAACGCCCATTAGTCCTACGAATCCCCGTATGTTCATCTCGTCAGGCATAACCACATCAGGTACTCTAATAGGTGGTACGGTTACATGAACTCGTGGTTCTGGTACGTTAATTGTTGGTACTTTAATCTCAGGAACAGTCACATTTGACGGTGTTCCCTCTACTGTTATTTGAGAAAGAGCATTTAGTAAATCTGATTTATCTACTTGTGCTGTCTCTCTTATCTCTTTCAAGAATGGCTTAAACATTCTTGCCACTTCCGCAGCGACAGAAGATACAATGTTTGAGCGGTCTCGCTTAAATTCATTGTTTATCATCTTCCCTCGTGCGTTGTTGATAGCATTATTTGCTATGTTTAAATCATCATTTGCCATAATAATTGTTGTTAATTGTTAATAATTTACGCTATTAAAGCTATTAATTTGTCATATAAATCAGAATTATCTGTCGGTGCTTCTGTGTCTATTGTATCAACTACAAGTGCGTTAGCCACTGTATTATATGATACTGTCCACTTTCCATCCTGTAAAACTACTGCCTCAACAAAAGTATCTCCATTCTTTAATTTAATATCTATAAGTTTATCCTTTCTTATTGTCACTTTGTCATATCCAAGAGCAGAACTGTAAACTCCTAAATCTACTTTAATACTATTTGCTGTTGATGTTATTACTACGTTTGCCATATTATGATAATTCTCTTATTGTCATTGATGCGTGGACTGTGATGTTGTTGGTAATTGGTGTTACGATAATTACAATTTCATCTACTGTATTATCTATTTTAGCTCCTAATCTAAGTGCATTTGGTGTCGTAATACTTGTTGGTGCTACTGTTGAAAAGTATCCTCCATCTATATCAATCCCATTTGTAATTGTATTTGTTGATGCTCCTGTTGCTGTTTGTAATGCACTATTTGTAGCATCTGCATAAGTAAATGTTCCTGCTACCGTAGGATTTAAAATCAAATCCCAGTGTGCTTGGTCATTCTGTGTAGTAGCAAGTGCTGATATATTTTCAATAATCACTGATGCATCTAGATGAGTTGATTTCAGTTTTATGCCTAAAATAGCATAAGAAGTTCCTGCCGATAAACCTGATACCGCACCTGAATCAAAGTGTCTTAATATCCCAGTCTTCTGCAATCCTCCTTCTGACATTACAGAACAACAAATATGTTCAAGTGTTGAAGCTACGCCAGTTCCATCATTTTCTATCTCATAACGCATCGGTAAGTTAGGTGTAGACATATATACTCCACTAAGAACATTAGAATGATTAAACTCATGAACATAAATAGGAATACCTGCTATGACGAATCCAGCTCGTACTCGTCCAACACCAAGCCATTCAAGGTCTATAATAGTTATTTGTGATTTGGTAAAGTCTAAATCAATCCCACTAGCTCCATTTCCATCCATTGTATCAAGATTCCAACTAGCTTGAGATACAGGGTCGTTTACCACACTGCCTGTTGCTTTAGAACGTATAACAAACTGTACTGTTCCTTCATTGTCTTTTAAGAATATTCCATTATCATCATCGTAATATCCCCACCCTCTTGTGATACCTGTTTCACCTCCTAATTTATCAAGTGTTCCTGTTGCAAAAATTAACTGACTCTTCCCAGGCTGATAATTAAACCGCATAAATGTCTGCCGTACTCTACGTCCTGCTGTATTGAGTGCTACACCTATTACAGTTGAAGCTGTGTCTGTGGAATGGACTGATGTTGTAGAACCACCTGATACTTCTGAATCATCCCAAAATAGAGGTGCGCTATCCCATAATTGCTTTGAATCAAATATTGTCTCAGGATTAGATACTCTCCAACGAGCAAAGGCATCTATTGATGGACTATCTTGTGCTGTTATCTGTACTTTCTGTGTGTTGTTGGTTTGATTAGCAATTAAAGTGTTTTGCTTTTCTTCTGTTGCTGGATTGATTTTACTTCCATCTGCATTCAAGATACTTGATTTACCTATCTTACTACTATTTCCACCTCCACTAGGGAAACTAATAGGCTTACCCTCATCATCCACCATTTTAACTGGTAGAGGACTGTCCCCACCTTTCACAGTCATTTCATCAGGCATCATTACCTCTGGTATCTCAATAGGTGGAATGATTGGTGTGTCAGGTTTCTCTACATTCACAGTTACCTGAGGTGTAGGGACTTTTATTTCAGGTATCTTAATCTCAGGCATATCAGGAAGTTCCACTGTAACCTTAGCTTCAGGTACACTTATTTGGGGTATTTTGACCTCGGGTGCCTTTATTTCGGGTATTACGATGTCAGGTACTGTTACATTAACAACAGGGGGTTTTACCTCAACTTTGGGCGTTGGTAGTTTTAGTGAACTTAATGCTTTTGTGAATCCACTTACTATCTTGTCACTTACATTCTCCAACATAAAAGATAGGAGACCTGTCTTAATCTCATCCTTTGCGTCCTGTTTCTTATCACGAACCTTTTGTTTCAGTTCCGCATCTACTTTTTTAAGGAACTCGCTTGCCATACTATGCTGTTAATTCGGCTAAACTGTTCTGTATGTCTCCAACAAGCCCAGTATTATCAGGTTGCTGAGGAGATTGTTCTCCTTGTGGACCTAATATTTGCTGTACTGGTTGCCCCGTCTCAGCTTCTTCTACCTGTTTAAGCTCTTCAGGAGACAGGTTAAGAACGTCAAGCATTCTCTTTTGTGCTATCTCTTTAAGAGCTTGGTTTTCAGGGAACTGTTGAAGGATAAATGTAAACTTCTGAATTGTCTTGAATGACTCTTGTTCTTGTTCAGAAGATGATATTACTTGTGGCTCATAACCATCTTTAGAAGCCCAGTCAGAAGCGTATACTTTCTTTGAATATAACTTACCGCTTCGTCCTACTTTGTATAGGCTTATAACTCTTGGTTTGTTTTGGTGCATAAGTTTAGCCCACTTCCAAGCTATCTCATACCAAGCCATCTTATAGAACTTAGCCATACCAATAGTCCTTTCTACTGACTTACCTGTAAGTATCTCTATTTCTCCAAGAGTTTGACTTCCCTTTTCACTCTCCCCTTTCTCAATAGCAGTAGCGCCAGTTCCCCTCTCTACTATATTTGTAAGAGTTTGAATAGCTGGCATTGTGTCATCAAGTCCTGATACTTCTACTGGTTTTATAACTTTATTAATATCTTCTCCTGGTGGAGCTGGAAGCATAACTCCTGGTCCTGGTGTGTAAGTTTGAGGTGTGTAGTTCTGATTAGGTAAGAACCAGTGCATTTGGAAGTTCTTTAATGTCCTGTTCTCCACAAGTTGTGAGAACCATACATTCATTACCTTATTTGGTGTTCTTACTAGGTCTGCTACTGAATCAGAGTATATATCAGTAGTTTCAGGGTCTTCTACCCATACTGTGAACGGCCAGAAATCAACACCTATTAAGTCTTTAAGTGTATCATTAGACAGTTCTACTTGGTTATCTGCATACACAACAACTCGCCTTTCCCATTCTTTCTTATCAGAGTTCCATACTTGTGTGTAATGTTCTGTAAGATTTACAAGTCTATCCCCCCCTGCAATCAAAGCAAAGTCAGAATGTTCTACACCCATAGATTCTAACCTTTCCATCTTCTTTTCAAAGATTTTCTTATTTTCTTCACTCTGTGTAAGTCCTGGTGTTGAATCAAGCCATCTCTTTAGCTCATTCTTACCCTCTGTTGTGTATCTATCATCAGCTAATATCTCTTGTATAGTCCTAAATATGTTTTGCTGGACTACATACCGTGCTGATTCTATATCCCCTACATTCATCAACGGGTCAAAGGTAATATCATAGACATCGAGTGTGTCTATATCTATTCCTTGATTAGATATATTAAGTTTCTTTGTACTTATCCCATAAAGCAATACATTCTTCTTATCTATCACATCTGTGAGTTCTAGTTTGTTTTCTCTAAAGTTAGCATCCCACATCTCTTGGAATAGTATTTCTTTGTCTTCATCTCCTCCTTGTTCTTGCCATTCTATGTTTGGTGCATCATCTATCTTAGATAGAAGAGTTTTAATTGTCTCTTTCATCAACGGGATATTAACCGCTTGACGTTGTGTTAAGCGATTTGTCTTTATTTTATTACGATACAGTTCATAGTTATCTTTCCAATCCTCATGTTTACGTTCTTGTAACTCAGTTGAGGCTGTCTTCTCTGCTATAAGACGTTCCATTAATGTATCTGTAACTAAATCTGGTGTTTCATCTGGCATATTATATAAAATAAGAGCGAAGTCTGGTTAAAGACTCCGCCCTTTGGGGGTTAGGATATTATTAAATTAAGTGTACTATGTTAGATTTGGTTGTCAAGTGGTTTTGCAGGATTACCGACAACAGTCGTACAACTCTTAACGTTCTTTGTTACTACTGCACCTGCGCCAACAACACAACCTTTTCTTAAAGTGACTCCTGGTAATATTGTAGCATTAGCTCCTATAATCACATCATCCTCCACAATTATCGGTCTCCACTCTTTACCTTTAGATGGCGGATGTTTGTCATTTGTAAAGCAAACATGTGGTCCTATGAATACATTATCACCTATTGTAACTCCATTCGGAATAAACACAAACTCCTGATAGTTTACATTCTTTCCCATTACTACCTCGTCTCCTATGAATACAAACTTTCTTTCATTCATTTTTTCTTCCTCCTAAAAGCCCAATAGTCTAATTGAACACCTTGGAACGTACCACTCTGGTCAAAGTGTAACACAGCTTTACCGTTCTGTAAATCAAATGCACCAGAACCAATAAGAGCAGTTATTATCTCTTGATATTTAAAGGCGTTAGTCTCTCCTTTATCTGGTACATCTATTTCTATTATCATATTCCTAGTTCATTATAATAAGGGTTAACTGGTGCTGATTGTGATGGCATCTTGAAGTTCGGCTGTTTGAGTACTGAAGATAGCCCATATCTTATTGCATCCATAGAGTGATTGAAGATATCTTCTGGCACATTAGGACTTATAAAGTTATCGTCCTTATCTTTCTTCCACATGTAGTTACGATACTCTTTGATTGTGTTAGTCGACCTTTTGGTTATAGATATCTTCTGGTCTTGTACTACCTGTATACCATTTCTTACTGAGTCAGCTCCTTTCTCTGCTCCTATTATATTAACACCATAACCTCTTATCTCATCAATACTCTTAGGCTCTGCACTGTCAGCTATTACTAGTGTATCTTGCTCTTGGTTATTTATTGTATCGGCTATTTGCTTATTCAGCATTCCTTTTCTATAAAGAACTTCATCTAATATGTAACCACCATCATACTTATAGATATCTATCAAAGCTGTAGGGTCATTTGAATAGCCAAAGTCCATACCTCTACGTTCTAGTCTGGCATGTTTAGGTATCTCATCTATTATATTCCAACCTTTGTATATTTTACCCTCTACTTCTCCTAGCTGTCCTTCACCATATACTTTCCACCAAGACTTCTTCTCTTTACGCTGTTCAATAGAATCTACAATCTCTTTACTAAGAGCTTCATTGTCTAAGTATGTAAGGATTATAAGCTCTGTGTCATCTCTACTTTTAACTTCTTCATAGAACCAGAACTCATTGGTTGGATTCCAGTCTAGGTATATAAAGTCTTTAGTTCTGACCTCTAATTGGTCAAAGGCTTCATAAGGTATGTTGTTAGCCTCGTTGATGAATAGTCTATCACGTCTTGGTCCTCTTACTTTACTGGGTTGGTCTACTGAAAAGAACTCTATTTTACTTCCTGTTTCAAATGTATATGTATAGTCTGACTTATTCCATCTCTTGTCTACAAAGTAACCATGCTCTTGCATTATCATTAAGAAGTCTCTCATA